TTAAGAGTTAGCTAACTTTTCGAAATAAGACATTGCATCGCCTGATTCAACAACTGGTTCTTTTTGTTCAGGAATTGATTCTTGAACTTGTGGTTGTGATGTTGGGGTTTCTGGCATTGTTGTTCCTAATACATCATTAAGTTTAGCTTTAAGCTCATCATATGATTTGAATTTATCTGGAGCAACCAATTCAGCTAAGGAATGACACTTTCCCCAAATTCGTTCCATTTCATCATCAGATGACTTGAATTGCGATGGTTCAGAGAATGCAGATTTATCGTAGTTCCAGTAGCCTTCTACCATACGAATTTTTAATTTGAATGATGCACCTTTCCAAAGATCAAAAGGATTAAGTGGAGTTTCATCTTCAAATTCTGGTTGCATTGCCTCTGATAATTTATCAAAGATTTTTTTGCCATATCTAAAAAGAAAAACCTTACCCTCATTCTGAGGATTCTGAGGATCGGATTCAATATATACATTAGAGTAATAATTAAGTCGACGTTTTTGTTTACGTGCAATTTCTTTATCCGATTCTACACCAGAATTCCAGAGGGTTGAATTATATTCACCCAAAGGATCCTTTTGATTGAAAGTCGTGAGTGACTTCTCGATATACCATTTGCCTGTTGGTCCCTTGAAGCCATGATCCCAGATTCTTACCCATGGAAGATCTTCTCCCTCTGGTCCAGGTAAAAATCTTAGGACAGCAAATCCATTGGAAGATTTATCTAATTGAGGTCTCCAGAGTTTATCATCATCATTATTGAATGATTGAGTTCTCTCTGTAATTTTTTCTATCTCTGCAGTTAAGTTTGAGATTGAATTTTTTCTTAAGTCATTAAAAGCCATTGTATTTCCTATTATGTGTTATTGTGTGTTATTATATAGTTGCTCATCACATACATATTATATATCATTAATCCTTAGTTGTAAACTTTTCTACCACTTCTACCCCCGCTTCTTCGAATAAATCTAAAGCGATTGTACAACTATCTTTCCATTTGGGTGATAACTCCTTAGTTCTTATAGAAACCACTCTCGAAATACCAACCTGAATAATAGCTTTAGCACATTCGTGACAAACTGGAAGACCGTATATATAGATCGTTGAATCGACTAGGCATACTCCATTATATGTAGCATTATATATGCTATTCATTTCGGCATGAACCATGTAATCATATTTAACGCTTCTATCATTCAATCTATCTTCTCTGTCTTCTATACCTCTGGGAAATCCATTATATCCCTGAGCTAATACAGATCCACCAGAGGAAACAACAATTGATCCTATTTTAGAGGATGGATCTTTACTCCAGGTTGCAACCTCCTTAACCAAATTAATATATCGTTTATCCCATTTCTCACTCATTAATATCTCTCCATATTTCTAGATTTTTCTTTCTTGATTCTAAGGGATTCATTCTAATATCCTCTGTCTTAAGAGGTCTTTTAGTTCTATCTAATATCCTTTGTGGAACTATATCTCCAAAGGCTTCAACTAAAACTTTTTTAATACCATTTCTTTCGATCCAAGGTAGATTCAATGCGTAGGCTATAATAGAAGGAGCTAAGAACGGAGCTCTTAATTCTATAGTACTTCTCATCATGGTTCTATCAAGTTTTGGTAAATGGTAATATGGTAATTCACAAAAGACATCGGAATGCTGTGAATCATATTCCTTAGCTCTCCTGTATCCCCCAAATAATTCATCTGCACCATCTCCGGTTAAAACTGTGTAGAATCCTAATTCCCTTAATTTTCTAGCCATAGCAATTTGAGGTTTAACTGATCCCAGATCAACCGGGCTCTGGTGTATTTCGATAGCTTCTCTATCCCCTACATCGGAGAGAGATACCTTCACTAAGTCGTTGCATACCATCTCTGCAAAAGAAGCTTCACCATTTTCTACATGAAGAGCTTTTATATCTCTACCACTTTCTTTTATTAATCCGTAGATTATAGAGCTATCTAATCCTCCGCTCAAAAGGATAGGTACATCTCTTTCTCCTCCTAGTCTGAGATTAACTGCTCTGAGTAGATCTTCTCTCAGATTACCAGGTTTTATACGTGACCAATCCCAGTATTTCTTTATTTCTCCCCCATGATAATAATGACCAGGTGGTACCATTTTTATTTCGTTCCATGGGGTATTACCTAGAGGATCATATCCCCATTTCATCACATTGGAAAGAAATAATTTATTGGGAGTTACTGGACCAAAGTCCCTGAGAACATCAATTTCACTTGCAAGTATTTCTATATCTTCTCTATAATATATAGGTTTTTGAGCAAGATAATCTGTTACCCCTATCATCTCACCATCCAACACAGAAATGAATGACCAGAATCCATCAAAATTATGAAAGAAATCTAATCCTTCTTTCCAAAATAAGTCCGAGCAAGCTTCTTGGTCTGTAGCATAATCTCCAAAGTTTTTATAATTGAAAATCTCCCCTACAAATAGGTTTGGATTATCCCCAATCATCACCGGTTGTATAGCTTTAAGGGGATCTAAATTGGACATAGGTAAAGATACATGAGCAAATTGAAATTCCTGATCCTCTAAATACATTTTAGATTTCTTGAATTTCAGATATCCCTCAAACCCAGGAAGTCCTCTCCATTTCATTTCTTCAATGTATTTGCTAAGATCCCTGTCTATATTTTTACCAGCGATAAACCCACACATATTACTTCACCAATTTCCCTAGAGCATACTTATCAACAACAAAGCAATGTAACGAAGTAGAGGAAAAATGTAATTGCCCAGGAACTACATCCCTCAGTTTACATTCTTTAATAAGCCAAAGAGCTAATCTATTAGCAAAGTAGAGATCATTATGTAAATGACGTATTGCATCACAGGATCTCATGTGATATGAGCAATGTAATTTTCCATTTCTTAACATGAAATGCCAACCAAATGTGCATGGGACTCTTTCTCCTTTTACTGCTGCTGTAAGATCTTCAGGAAACCAAATCGGAATATAACATTGACGAGTAGTAGGATCTTTCCTGAGAAGTTTTACTGCGGTTTTTAAGTTACCAATTTTAAATCTAATACCATCTTTCTTCGTATCACACCACATTCTCTCTGGATATGAATGGGAAAATACTTCATCTCCCGAAAGATATTTTTCTGTATCCTTTAACCACATAACATGAGAGGGAGGAGGATTCCACGGTATTCCTGAAACTCTTTCTGAGAAATGAACATCTGCCCAAGGTTGGGTAGCTCCCAATTCATCTGAAGCTACTTGGGAATCAGAATACATGTCACCTATGAAATCGGCATGTAGAATTTCTAAGAATTCCGGATGATCTGTCGACCCCTGCCAGTTTTTTGTCTCTGTTACGTATCCCTCATCATTTAATTTCTTTCTTAAATTATGGAGTCCTTCTTTTAGTTTCATCATCAATTTTCCTATTTAAAAAATCTCTTCCTGGATCTTGACCATCAATACCAGAATTTATGTAAGATGCAAAGAAGGAAGAATAATTAATTAGATCTACAGCAGAATCCTCGAGGGATTCAAAATTGGGTTCATAGTTTGGATCACTCTCCATTGCCTCGATAACAGATCTCATTCTGAGTATTTTACCAGTCATAATATCAAGGATGGTTGAACATCCTCGTGGATAGTAATCACTTTGTTTTATATTGGAATTAGGGTTTTGATAATCATTACCCTTCTTTATTTGGATTTCTCTTGCTTCATCTAATACATCTATTGGTGTTTTCATAGTATCCATTATATCATGATATCTTTTAATTGTAAACTAAATTTTCTCTAATATTATACCAGTTTGAAATAAAGGTAGTTTAACTTCTGGGTATTGCTTAGGATAAGTATTCATGAAGATTGTGTAGGGCAAATGCCTATGAATAAACGAACCGTGGTATTTTACTGGATTATTGGCTATAACTATATCAGTAATCATTTTATGAAGAAGATAAGCCGATTTATTCTGAGTTGGATCCTTTATTATGGTTACAAATTTACCTCCCACCTTTAATTTAGATATTGCCTTCACGTATATATCATTGATTAAATCCCAATAAGGTTTATCTCTAAGTACTCCTGCATTTTCGGTTTTTTGATATTCAATTATACCATCAAGTCTTTCAGGTGCATCAGATTGTTTACCACCCAAAGCTGGGTAAGGTGAACCTGTGAGAATGAGATCAAAACATTCCCCCTCGTAACCTTTCTCCTCTAATAATTTAATTTGATTACGAGCATCACCTTCTATAACTTCTCCTTTACCCGTAGCAGTACCCCGATCATATTGAGTTTGGATAGAGGTCTTTGTTACATAGGGAAATTCCAATTCTATACCAACACCATTTCTACCAGAATTTATAGCTTCTACAATTGCAGATCCTGTACCACAAGTAGGATCAAATATAGAATCCCCTTCCTCCGTCAAATTCTGAATTGCCCATCTATAACCAGACCAATGACCCGGGCAAATATGCTTAGTGTGTCCACCTTTAGGTTTTAAGAGGGGGTAATAATACTTATTCCTGGAAGATTGCGTGTAATATCTTCCCGTAGGGGTAT